ACGAATACTCGCAAGCGCAAACAAAAGAAGAAGTCTAAGTCTCTCCTAGAGGCAGAGCGTAAACACGCAAAGTTTTTAAAAAAGATGGGTGTAGGGGGATGTAGCTCAATTGGGAGAGCGCCTGCTTTGCAAGCAGGAGGTCGTCGGTTCGATTCCGATCATCTCCACCAATCTCGCAAGTTAGAATCTTACAACTCTGATCAACTTTATAATTCTTCTATGGCAAAGAAGAAACCTAATATATATACCGGCACAGAGATTATCGGTATTGCACAGATGCATAAGTCAAATGCTGTTCCTGTTCGTGGTAAAAAACAGGCTGAAGAAATTGCTCGTATGCGGCGTGGATGAATAACAATAGTAAAGGAAACATAAAATGAATCATTTTAAAAGTGACAGAGGCGCAGTTCAAGTGCGTAATAATAATGTTGAAAAGGCAATAAGAATTTTGAAAAAGAAACTCACTGAAGAAGGCCTGTTCAATGAACTACGAGAACGAGAGGGATATGTGTCAAAGGGTGAAAAGAAACGACACGAGCGGGCCGCAGCAAAACGTCGAAATAAGCGCGATCTTGAAAAACGAATGATTGAAAAAGGTTACTAAAATGGAACTAAAGGAACATGAGCATCATTCCAAGACCTCAACTCCACTCAGACATCAACACCCGTTAAGTTGGTATATTAAGTGGGTATCGTCACTGGTTCTTATTGTAGCAATGATTATGACCACTAACAACATGTGGCCATATAATATGTTTCTACAGTTTATAGGTGTTGCTGGTTGGTTGTGGGTATCAATCATCTGGAACGATAGGTCACTAATTGTTGTGAATGCGGTTGCATGTGCAATCTTTCTCAACGGCATCTTTCAATATTTCCTAAAGGTATAATATAATGGCTCGAAAGAAAATCACTGCTACAACAGACAATAGTGAGTGGAAATCACCTAAGAAGCGTAAATCTCGCAAACCTATGACTGATGAGCAGAAGGAAGCAGCATCAGAACGCCTTGCAAAAGCAAGGGAAGCAAAATTAAAAAAGAACCCTGATTATGGTCAAACTAACATTCATGAAAGTCTTCGTGATCTTCATGAAGATCACCCACTGAACCCTAATAAGGTCAAAAAATGGATTAAGGTTCAGCAGGATTGTGCGAAGTCTGAACGTGCTGCGGTTAGATATAAAGTCAAAGGTTCTATATCAAGTCTTGCTAATCATGAAGGTTATATTCGCAATATGAAATCCTATCTTCGTAATGGGGATTGGATTGATATGTTCTATGGTGAGCAGCAACAAAATAAGATACGCAACAAATGTATTGCACTAGCATATTATTGGTATGGACCCAACCAGGGCCAACCTAAAAGGGACGTAGGAATTTTTTATCCAGACATGGGATGCACCTACACACAAGAAATGCTTGAAGAGGAAAATGAATATGAACGAACAGGAAATACCATCACCAAAGAACGTGATAAAGGGCCCGTGGTCAGGAAAAGGCGTCAGAAAAGTAAAGCTTCCTGATGAGGATGTTATCGAACTTCAAGAGAAGATTGAATTTGCTGGAGACCTCTCCAAGACTTTGATTGTGCAGATGATACACACAATGGGCGAGAACGGTATCGATATTTCCAAAAATTCTTTTATTCGTGATATGGCCATGATTATTGAGTTGGTGCAAGGTTCTATTTACAGAGACTTTGAGCTGAAACATCCAACACACAAGTTCGTGGAGGAGTTTGTTGATATTGCGATCAACCCAGATGAGACTGTTGAAACAGATATTGATTTTGATACCATCAACAAGCTTGTTGATATATTAGATGAGGATGAGGATGATGACCCAGAAATTTCATGAACCATTTAGTCCAACAATTCTAGAGACTACAGTTTCAGACAGGTTTGTTGATATTGTAAACGATGTTGCTGATGATATTCTGTCTAGTGATACCAAGAGTAAGAAGTGGGATTGGTCAAACAAGCTTGTAGGCAAAGTGAGCAAGGAAATTCTAATTCCTCTTACTAATGAAGAGGACAAGTTATATCTGCTTCAAACCATTAAACAGGGATGCCTTGATTATCTGAATTATATACTTGATAAAGGAAGAAATAATCCTTGGGTTAAACTTGACTCTGAAAACTGGAATAAAAAGCCTACATTGGATAATATCCACCTAGATCATAGTTGGGTAGTTAGTCAGTATGCAGGAGATTTTAATCCCTTTCACCACCACAACGGAGACTTCTCTGGTGGTGTCTATCTCATGGTGCCAGAAGGTATGAACGATGAGTGGGACGAAGATTTTCAAGACCACTATCCTGCAAGGGGGTTGATTGAATATGCTTATGGTGAAACACAATCTTTTAGATGTGACAATCTGAAATTCAAACCAGAAGTGGGTAAGTTTCTAGTATTCCCATCTTGGTTAAAACATCTTGTGTATCCATTCTCAGTAGAGGGTGAACGGCGCATGATGAGCTTCAATGCTACAGTTATAAATAAGTAGAACGAAAGAATAATTATGATATTAGTTGATATGAACCAAATTTCAGTTGCGTCAGTAATGATGCATCTGCACATGACAAAGCAAACCAAACCCGATGAGGATATGGTTCGCCATATGATTCTCAATTCCCTACGCATGTATCGCATGAGATTTTGCGATGAGTATGGCGAATTGGTTCTATGCTATGACTCCAAGCACTACTGGCGCAGGGACTACTACCCTGAGTATAAGCACAATCGCAAGAAGGGTAGAGAATCCTCTGCTAACGATTGGGATGCAATCTTTGCAGTGCTAAATGCGGTCAAATCTGAATTGAAAGAGTTTTTCCCATACAAACATCTGGAGGTCTATGGCGCAGAAGCTGATGACATCATTGCTGCACTATGTGGTGAGTTGGAGTTCGACAACGGTAAGACGTTGATCCTGTCAGGAGACAAGGACTTCATTCAGTTACAGAAGTTCCGTAACGTGACACAGTACAGCCCAATCACCAAGAAATTTGTGAATGGCATTGACCCATATATATATCTTGATGAGCATGTTCTAAAGGGCGACAGTAGTGACGGTATTCCTAATGTCCTCTCGCCGGATAATACCTTTGTAGATGGTATCCGACAGAAACCCCTAAGTAGAAAGAAGATTCAGTCTATGGTTGGGGGGGTATTTCCCAACGATGAAGTCAAGAGAAATTACCAGAGAAACAAGAAATTGATTGATCTGAAAGAATCGCCAGCTGAGTTGTTTTTGGAATGTATTAAAGAATATAATGAGTCACCAGATGGTGACCGTAGCAAACTACTAAATTATTTTACACAGAAGAGGTTACGCAACCTCGTTGAATCGATAGGAGAATTTTAATGGTAATCGACACATATACACTAGGTTTCGCAGAGATTTTGATCAAGGTTTCCAAAATCAAATCGAAGAAGGAAAAGGTTAGTTTTCTAAGGAAGTATCAAACAGATGCTCTTCGCATGATTTGCAAGGCATCCTTTGACCCCAAGATTATTTGGGAACTTCCAGAGGGCGATGTTCCTTATAAAGAAAATGATGCACCAGAGGGAACAGAACACACTCTATTGGCGCACGAGGCCAGAAAGTTGTATCATTTCATCAGGGGTGGTAATCCTACTCTAAACCGGAACAAACGTGAGATGATGTTTGTTCAGATACTTGAGGGACTTCATAAGGACGAAGCAGATATGCTGGTTGCAGCAAAGAACAAAGTTCTCCACCAAAAATATAAGGGCCTGTCTGATAATGTAGTTAAAGAGGCATTTGATTGGGATGATGACTACAATCGAATCGAACACGCCCAGTATCCACAGTCTCCCGGTTTGGCAGCGGGGTGATCTACCAATTAACAAACTATTCCAACCCCATAAACGCATTCATGTGGGGTTGGATTTATGGGTCAATTGTGACAACAGGAATATTTTCCTTGATTCTTTTTTGGTGGTTCCTTTAGAATCAATGACTTAGGTGCTACGATTTTTCTTGACAAAACCTGTTTTATGGTTTATACTAAGGTATAAACTGAGAAAAGGAAGAGAAATGAACAACGAAATGACCACCCTGATTGAGAACATCAAAGCAGACTACTTCAACTGGACTACAGGTTGTGCTGCGGCCAAAGGCCGGTGCATCCTCAGCGATACCAACAAGACGATGATTGCTGAGTTCAACGAGAAAATCGCCTACAAGACGGGTTCCAAATACATCAAGGTCTTCACTGAAGGCGGTAGTGTTTGGGGTTTTGTTGTCAACACTGACAATGACAAGAAGTTCAAGAAGGGTGACATTCTAAAAGCCGCTGGTTATGCTGCTCCTGCTCGGAATAAAGCACGGGGAAACATCGTTGCCGGTGGTTACACCATCAACTGGACTGGCCCCCTTTACCTCTAGGAGATTATGATGATACGGAAACCTATCACCCCCAAAAATATCATTGATCTGGACGGTCCAGATGGTAATGCGTTCTCTCTGATGGCGATTGCAAAAGGACTTGCAAGGGATGTCGGATATGCCTCTGATGAGAAGGAAATCATGTTGAAAAAAATGATGTCTGGTGATTACAAGAATCTTGTCAAGACTTTTGATGAGTATTTTGGTGGTTATGTGGTGTTAGAAACAGCGAATGAGGAATTGTTATGAAACGGATTATGACGGTTGCGATTGAAACCTTGTTTATGTTAAGCCTATTTGCGGCGGGGTGGTTTGCCCTCGTCGTATTTTAGGGGTTGACAAATCCTTCTGGATATGGTACTATAAGGCATAATCGGAAAAAAGGTTGATATGAACTACATTAATGTCATAGGTTCTACGAAGAAGAAACGGGCTCTTGCTTAGAGCGTCGTTATCTTCTGCATCAGTGAGTTGATGCCTCGTATGCGAACCCTTGACATTGAGTTGACCTTTAAAAATATTAAAAACCAACAGTTCGTTGGTTGGTGCCACGAAGGGGATGGTAACCGTGATTTCTATATAGATGTTGAGAAGACTCTTGATGATGAAGAGATGGTAGAAACTGTGTGTCATGAAATGGTTCATGTCTGGCAGGGTGCCACTCGCAAGATGAAAGACTTGACCTTTGGACGTAAGATGTACATGGGTAAGATATATGATGATACTACTGCATATGAAGATGAGCCTTGGGAGATTGAGGCATATGAGATGCAGGATGAACTGTTGGAAAAATTCAAAGAGGAATATGTGTTATGAGTAAGATTAATAACTGGGTGATGGATATCGAAGATTTCTGTAATGGATATTCTTACGGTGGTATGAATGATTTCGATATTGATGAAGTAGTTGAAGATGTTGAAATGTATTTTAAGTCTAATGATGCATCAAAGTATGCTCGCCAATATCTTACTGAACAATTGGGTGAATAATGAACGGAATTGAATCACTATTCGTAATTGCAACTGGATTTCTTGTTGGTTCTACTGGAACCAGCAGTTCTGCAACTATGGCTAGTGATATACTGGGTAACAAGTCAATTGAATGCCTTGCCTTGAATATGTATCATGAGGCAAGGAATCAGGGAACTGCTGGTGCCTTAGCGGTCACTGGTGTAGTTCTCAATAGGGTTAATGATAATCGATACCCTGATACTATATGTGAAGTGGTGGAACAGGGTCCAACCCGAGCATCATGGAAAGACGCTAAGATTCGTTATCCTATCAAGAATAGATGCCAGTTTTCATGGTATTGTGATGGCAAGAGTGATAAACCCCTTAACCAAAAGAAGTATAATTATTTTCTTAAAATGTCGCGAGGTATTTTGCAAAACCAGATACCCTTTATAGACATTACTGACGGGGCAACACATTACCATGCTGATTATGTTTTACCAGCATGGGCAAAAACCAAAACAAAAACTGTAGAGATACAGGATCATATTTTTTATAAGTGGGACAAAAAATGACGAATTCTTTAAAGGAGAATAAAATGAAACGTAAAATACAATCAGGATTTACTCTGATCGAACTTATGGTCGTTGTGGCCATTATTGGTGTTCTTGCGGCAATTGGTATTCCTACCATGCTGTCATTCATCAAGTCAGCAGAAGCATCAGAGGCGACAGAACAGTCAGGCCGTATAGGTAAAGCACTACAAGGTTGGGCGGATTCTCGTAATAAGACTCCTGCTCAAGCAGGAGTAGCTCTCGATGGACTTACAGTTACACCTGACGGCACAGGATCACTGACAGCAGTTATTCCACATTTAACACTTCCAATATCTGCTAAATTTGATTATGTGATAGGGGTGGGTGCCGATGCAGAAAACCCTACCGTTTTAGTGTATTGTATTAAGGCTACTCCAAATTTGGTGACTAATCCAGATGCTAGTGGTGACATTCTTTTTAGTAGTAAACCATCGAATGTAACTAGTTGGAATAGGTTCTACAGTGATGTTAGTTTCGTTGCAGGGACGGCCAGTCAAGCCGGTGGCCACTGTAATGCAGATGGATCAGTCAGTCTAACTTTTGCTGGATAATTATTAAGAAAATGAGTCACTTTAGATTTATTGAAAAAAACATTGACGTAAGTGTTATCCTTGCTGATATCAAGGATGAGGATTGGGCTGTAGCAGGATCACTAAAAGGTGCTGCTGGAGATATGAAACCGTATGGATTTCTACCCCTCACCATGGCCGTAATAAAGAATGCTGATGATGATCCAAAGAAAACTGAGTTGCAACAGAACACCCCGATGTACTACCGTTATCCCGGCATTAGAAAATGGTTGAAGACTTATAAACTTCATCGACATTCACGGGCAGCATTCTTTAGGTTACGGCCTGGAGAGACATTGGGTAGACATATTGATGAGGGTGACTATTACCTAACAAGAGATAGGTATCATCTATCGCTACAGGGTACTTATTTATATACAGTTGAAGATGAATCTCATCAAATTGATCCCGGCACATTTTTCTGGTTTGAT